GAGGAGGCAACGGGGATTTGCCAACATGGTGGATGGCACCATTGAATACCTGGTTGACGGGTGTCGTGCTTCAGGGGATATGAACACAGCTCTAGGTAATGTGATATTGATGTGTATCATTATGTTACATTACCTCAAGGATCTTGATTGCCCCTGGAGGTTTATAGACGATGGCGATGATTGTGGGATCTTTGTTAATAGGAAGGACTTGCCGAAACTTTCTGGGATTGCTAACCACTATCTTCGCTTTGGGTTCGAGATGGAGATAGAAAAGCCCGTGGATTATTTTGAGGGAATTGAGTTTTGTCAGTGCAGGCCGGTTGAGTTAGGGACCTCATCATTCATGATGGTCCGTAACATTACCAAGGCTCTGAAGCATGATGAGACTTATCTCCATAATAAGCCATGGGCCACTCTAGATGAGATAAGACATGCCACAGGGGTTTGTGGCCTGGCTTTGTATGAGGGCGTCCCTATCCTCGACGCCTACTATCGCAGTATGCTGGGCAGCAATATGCGGCAGAAAGTGATAGACCGACTGTGCAAGGAGGCTGGAGGCTGGCAGTACCATGCCAGTGTCCGGCGCCAATGCTCCGTCGATACTGATGTTGCCCGCGCATCAGTAGCTCGGGCATTTGGCTACTTGCCAGATCATCAACTCATTATAGAGAGAGAGCTGCGGGAGCGCGTTATTAGCAACTCTATTTTAACTCAGGTAATTCCCAAGCCCACTGACCGTTCGGCTTACTACTTGGAATAAATTTATCATCAGTGACGCTAATAATAATATTGACACATTACCATAATATTGATACATTACCACAACAACATAGATAAACTTTGACATGGCTCGCACTAATCGCAAGAAGGGTGTGCCAGGTCAGGGAGTTAAGAGGAGAAGGCGGGCGAGACGTTCAGCTGGGCAATCTGTGATGGCACATGATAAGTTGTCTACTATGAGAGCTTATGACATGCTTATCCGGGATCCTTGTGGGGCTCCGTTTGCTAAGCCCCCCTACGCTGGTGGTAATTCTGGTTATTTTACTAGGGTCACCGTCAACTTCACGCCTGCTGTTATTGGCTTGTCTGGCCTCACTCCCGGCACTGATCAAACTGGCCTGTATTATGCTTTGGTTGTACAACCCATCCAATTTCCAAATATTCTTATTGCTGGTGCTACTGCTGCTGTAGCCACCAACACATATGCACAAACACTACTTACTGG